ACTCAAGGCACGAGCGAAGATCTTGCAACAACACGGACCAACAAAGAGGGAGGTTAAGTAATGCCGACCGATGACGACATCACCGAGCACTTCGCCGAGCGTGCGGCCATCGCAGAGCACGACGGCGGATTGTCGCGGCGGCTGGCGGAGTACAACGCGGCACGGGTGACGCGGGAAGCCTACGGAAGGCTGACCGATGAGATCGAAAGGCAGATGAAAGAAACGAGAGGACTATGAGCGAACTACCGGAAGACCTGACGCGGCTTATCAAAAATGATTTGCGCGTAGACTTCGGCGACGATTACCACAGCGTAGTTGTCACCGTTGGAGATCGAAAATTCTGGAGGCTTGACAGGAGATGGCGATACAAGAGCGGCCCATATTGCGGAGTTCATGAACTTGTAAAAGCGATGATCGATTTCGAAAATCGCGATGGTTTTAATATGACAAACAATCAAGGCAGAATTTTTGAGTTTGTTGTTGAGCAGTTCGGAAGTGCAATTGACGCGGCATGTGAAACGATTTCCGAACTTCGGAGGCAGATCATCAAACAAAACGGAATACCAAAACCGCAGGTTGATTATTTTCCTGGTCAGTTTGATAGAAGCCAATACGAAACAGGAAAGCGAACTTCATACGTTTATTTGATGAGGCACACAAACGGACTAACGAAAATAGGATTTTCGCATTCGCCACAAGCAAGAGAAAAGACGCTTCAAGCGGAAGATCCGAGGTTGCGACTGTTTGCAACAAAGCAAGCACCAAAAAGTATTGAGACTCGTTTGCATCGCATTTTTGCCGACAAGAGGGTGCGCGGCGAATGGTTTGAGCTGTCTAGTCGTGAAATTGATTGGATGGTTTTTCTTTGCGGTTTTGAGTCGATAGAGGATTTGGCAGTTGTCAACGGTTGACAATGCGGTAAGATTTGACAAGCCGTAGCGGGCTACCAACAACACAACCACCGGCGGTGCCTTCGTGCCTATTCAGGCTGGCCCGCTACGCCGCGCCGCCGGTGGCTTTTTGGTGTTTTCATGGATTACGAAGAGTTCATCCGATCGAAGGTGCGATCGGCAAGGCCGCTGGGCTTTGAGGTTGCGGTTGGCGAGCTTCCGAAGGCTCTAAAGGGCTGGCAGGCTAAATGCGTCCAGTGGTCGCTACAGCGTGGCCGAGCGGCTTTGTTTGAAGATACTGGCCTAGGTAAGACGATCCAGCAACTAGCCTGGGCGGACGCGGTTTGCAAGCGATCGCAGCGGCCGGTGGTGATTCATACGCCGGTTGGCATCCGAGCCCAAACAAAACGAGAGGCCGAAAAATTCGGCATCAAAACGCCCGTTGCTGTGGTCGATGAGAAAAGCGAAATTGTCGAGGGTATTAACCTCATCAATTACGAAAAGCTTCACAAGTTTGACGCTTCGATTTGGTCGGGTGTCGTGCTTGACGAATCGCAGATCCTCAAAAATTTTACCGGGAAGATCAAGCAGGAGTTGATCGACTCATATCGCGAAACGCCATACCGCTTGGCATGTACCGCGACGCCGGCACCCAACGACCACAAAGAACTGGGCAACCACGCCGATTTTCTTGGAGTCATGCCATCAAACGAAATGCTTTCGCGGTGGTTTATCAACGACACCATGAAGGCAGGTGGCTACCGCTTGAAGAAACACGCCCAAAAGGACTTTTGGCGATGGGTAACCTCGTGGGCCGTTTGTCTTTCGCGTCCGTCTGATCTTGGCGGAAGCGACGACGGATATATCTTGCCACCGCTGACCGTTGAGCGGCACATTGTGAGCGTTGCTTACGATGGCGTCGCCGATGGCTTTCTATTTGACGTCGAAGGAATTTCGGCGACAAACATTCACGAAGAAAAGCGACGGACCAACACCGAGCGAGCTAAGCGAGTTGCGGAGATTGTGCGTGAGTCAGAGCGGCCGGCGATTGTCTGGTGTTATACCGACTACGAATCTTCGGAGTTAATGAAGCATGTCGACGGAGCTGTTGAGGTTCGCGGGTCGATGCCGGAGAAGAAAAAGCAGGATTTGCTCTTAGGCTTCGCCGAAGGGCAGTTTCCGGTACTGGTGACAAAGCCGTCTATCGCTGGCGTAGGACTGAACTTTCAGGTTTGCAATACGCAAGTGTTCGCGTCGCTTTCGTTTTCGTTTGAAGAGTATTATCAGGCGGTTCGAAGGTCTTGGAGATTCGGTCAAACGCGGCCGGTCAGGGTTCACATAATCGGCAGCGACGCGGACGCAAACATCGAAAAGAGCATTGCCCGAAAGGGTGCCGATCACGGTTTGATGCAAGCGTCGATGGCGGAAGTTGTTAGGCAGTTTGGCTTGGGCAATCAAGCCGAATTGATGCGGGTCGGTTTATCGGCGTCGGCGGTTCCGACGATTCCTAGTTTCTTAAAATCAAAGGCAGGTGTTTGAAATGGGTTGCATGAACGAACAACACGGAGCGGACTGGACATTTTACAACGGCGATTGCGTCGACCTTATGCGGGACTTGCCCGATAACTCGATCGACTTTTGCATTCACTCGCCGCCGTTTTCTTCGCTGTACATCTACAGCGATTCGGAGAACGACATGGGCAACGCAGCGAACGACGAAGAGTTCTTTCGGCACTACGCTTTCGCAATCAAAGAACTTTATCGGCTGACAGTTCCGGGTCGCCTTTGTGCGGTCCATTGCAAGGACTTGCCGCGATATGCGAACGTATACGGCACGACGGGGCTTATAGACTTTCCTGGGGCTTGTATTCAGGAGTTCGAGGCCGCTGGTTGGGTCTTTCATTCGCGGGTAACGATCTGGAAATGCCCCGTAACGGAGCGCGAGCGGACCAACAATAACGGACTGCTTCACAAGACCGTTAGGCGTGATACGTCGCAGGTGCGGCAAGGCATGGCGGATTACCTGATCGTCTTTCGAAAGCCGCCAAGCGAAGGAAGCGGCTTGATGAGCGACAAGCCTATCGTTAGGCCGAAGGGATTCGCGCGATACATCGGTGAGGCTGGAAGCTCAAACGATAGTCACCCGTCTCCGTTTTCAAGAAAGAAAAACGCGGCCGATCCGTCGATCGATATTTGGCGAAGATACGCGGAGCCGGTTTGGTGGGACATCAATCAAACGGACGTGTTAAACTTCAAACTGGCGACAACGGAAAACGATGAGAAGCACATTTGCCCGCTACAGCTTGGGTTGATCGAAAGAGCGGTTGACCTATGGACGCTTCCCGGCGATGTTGTGTTTTCGCCATTCGGTGGCGTTGGAAGCGAGGGCGTAGGGTCACTTAGGTGCGGCCGAAAGTTTGTGGGCGTAGAGCTTAAAGAGTCGTATTGGCAACATGGTTGCAATTTTCTGCGATCACAAGAGGAGAAGAAAAACGTCCCGATGCTGCCGTTCGATGATGCGATCGAAGCCGACGACGTTTTTTAGTTGCGAACAGGTTGACAATTTGCTATAGTGTACGAAATAGGCTTGACCGGCCTACAAACCAAGCCGCTGCCCGGATTCATTCGCGTTCTGCGATTGCCGGTCAAGCATCCGGGCAGCGGTGTTTTTTTGGTAAAGCAATGACCGATCCGCCACAGATCGACTACCCAAAGCGGGATAAGTTTTTCGCGCACAAGGCCTTCCGCAAGATGCACAAATCAAGTGCGGCGGCGGACATGGGGCGGGATGCTTTTTGCTTAGTCGCGGTTGTCCTTCACACCGAAGACGCGGCACGCTACCGAGGGCCGGTTCGGTTCTTCAACTCGCAACTAATGGAGACACTAGGCTTCGCCAAATGGGAGACGTTTGACAAAGCAAGGAAGCGGGCTATCGACTCCCAATGGCTTCAGTATCGCGGGTGCGGAAAGCGAACGGCTGGCCTCTATTGGGTTACCGTTCCTGTTGATTTAGACGACATGGACGATCTTCCAATAGAGGAATCGATCGATTCATTATCCCCTAAGGCTGGATATAAAGAGGGGTATAAAGTGGGATATAAAGAGGGGTACGATCGGGGGGTAATCGAGGGGATAAATGGGGGTACGATTGGGGGTCAATCGGGGGTACGATCGGGGGATAAACAGGGATACGATCAGGGGATAAACGGGGGTACGATCGGGGGACAAACAGGGGGAACCATCTACCCTAGTCCTATTCCTGATCCTAGCCCTGGCCCTGATCCTGAACCTAGCCCTAATCCTGATCCTAAAAATACATACGCGGCGGAGCCGCTAGTTTTTGTCTCTCAAAAGCGAACGCGGCGTCCATCGGTAGCAATCGATCGACCCGAAGACATCTCCGAACACCACTGGCGAGACTGGACCGCGTGCCGACGCAAGCCGGTTACGGAATCCGTCCTGGTGCGAATCCGACGCGAGGCGGCCAAGGCTGGCATGTCGGCTGATGAGGCGATCCGGACCGCGGCCGAACGGCAATGGGAGGGCTTCCAAGCCGATTGGCTGAACAACGACCGAACAACAGCGGCGGAGCGTAAGCCGTCGCAGCCAAAGACGTTTGCCCAAATTCGAGAGGAGAACACAAAAGATGTATTCCGAAAATTCGCAGAGTCAGGAAAGTTCGAAGCGATTTACAATGCTGTTAATGGGATTACTCCAAGCCCACCAAGTCGAAGCGACGGAGGCGATGTTGGAGGTTTACTCCTTGGCCCTGGTTGACCTAACGCCAGACCAAATGCAAACGGCGGTACTTCGGGCGATCCGCGAATTGCCGCGAATGCCAAAGCCGGCCGAGCTTCGGGAACTTGCCGGCGTCAACGTTGCGGAGGATACCAAGGCCGTTGAGGCTTGGAGCGACGTACAGCGAGCGGTTGCCATCGGGCCTTACAAGTGGATCGACTTCGCCGATCAGCGGATTAACGCGACGATTCGGAGCATGGGCGGCTGGCCGAACTTCCTTGAGTCGTTTAACGATGCCGAATCCGAAAAGTGGGCACGGCATAATTTCCTGAAAGCCTACGCGGCAGTTGGCGACAGGCTATCGCCAGAATCGTGCCGACCGCTAATTGGGCTTGGCGAGAAAACTTGCGTCGCCGGCAAGATGGTCGACCCGGTTGTGCGGATCGAATGCGACAGCCCGGAGCGGCGAACGGCCATTGAGTATAGGCCGATAACTGCACCAATCACCTGCCCCGCGATGGCCGAATCAATCGCCGATCATCCCGTGATGAGCAAAGCGATGGCCGGACGAATCGCAGTAACTTTTCGCAAGGTGCCGACATGACAACCGCAAAAGATCGTTGGCTTGTCGTCGCCCTTAAGGCAGGCGAAGCGGTGCGGATCGGTCCCGACATTTCCGTCGCCGTTTGCCGATCAGGAAAAACACCACGGCTGGCAATCAAAGCACCGGAGGGCACTAGGATTTTACGGCAGGAACTAATCGACAACGGGCGAGCGACAGAGCAAGATTTGACACAAGCAAGGCGAGAGGTGAAAGAATGAATGCGAGATCAAAAACAGTTTGGCAGCAGTGGATCGAGAAAGTTGAGGCCGTTTGGCCGGTAGCCGCTTCGCAGATCGCGAGCATTTGCGATTGCGACGAACGCACGGCGGCACGGATTCGCGACTCGATTGCAGACAGTCGCGGCGAAGAGGCGTTGAGGCTCAAGGGCGGCGTTAAAAAGGTCGAGATAGACGCAGGAATCATCGAGCACGTTGTTAAGAACTGGCCAATGTCAGCGGACGCGATCGGCAAGAAATTCGGCCTAGGCTCGGCTCTTTCAAGGCGACATCGAGACGCGGCAATATCGCGTCACAATTTGCCAACCGACATCGGCCGCATCAAGGCGGCAAGGCATAACGAAATGCAATTCGCGAAGCTTGACGCGATCAGGGCGGAAAAAGGCGACGACAATTTGAGCCGTCACGATTTGCGAGTCATCGCTGGTTGCGGATGGTCGACGATTTCAAAGTGGAAGCAAAGCCGCGGCATTCCGATGAAGTCGCAAAAGAAGGTTAAAGCACCGCCAAAACGCAGCATGGCCAGCGTCTACGAGATCCGAAAAGCGAAAGAGCAGGCGGCCGCACCGATCGCGAAGCCTAAGCCGCAAGCCTACGCGGCAGGCCGCTGGTTTCGCAGCAAGCGATCGGGCGAAGTTGTGCCGGCGATGTTTGTTGTGAGTGGTTCCGAGGTTAAATTTTTCGAGGTGACGACATGAGCGAAAGAAACTACGAAACGCGGATCACGCAGGTGGTGGTGGTGCCGCATGGTGAGGCGACGTCAGGTTACCTTGCGACGACGATTGAAATCCAAGAGGCTGAAGACAGTGAATGCTTGATTGTCAAACAAAGCGTAGATTTGGTGGAAGCCAATGGCGGAATCCGGATTGACCCGCAGGAGTGGCCGACGATTCGAGCAGCGATCGAAGACATGATGGCGAGGTGTCGCCGTGATTAAATTCCAAATCAACGCCCGGCCGCAGCCGAAGGAGCGAAGCCGAACGGCGAAGCGAGGGCATCACTACACGCCGCAGCGAACGGTCAACTTTGAGTTGACAGTTGCGGCGGAGTTTCGGCTACAGCATCCGTTCCACGAGCTTTTTACAGGGCCGGTTGGCATGTCGGTCGATATCCAATACAAGCGGCCGAAGACGGTTGCGAAAGGCTATTGGCACACCAGTCCGGGCGATGCGTCCAACATCGTCAAAGCGATCGAGGACGGGCTAAACCGCGTCGCTTGGGTCGATGATAGGCAGGTGGCAAAGCAGGACGTAGAAAAGCACTGGGGCGACTGCGACCGGATTATCGTATCAATCTGGCCGCTGGAATAATTCCCAAAAAATTGCCAGATCGGGCTATTGCAACGGCGGCCAATTGTCGATACAACTAGGGGGCAGGCAGTAATCAACGCGAACAGGTGACGACGATGAAAAACGAAATCTTAAACGCATTACGAACGATTGGCAGTCAACCAACAAGCGTTTTGTCATACGCTTTTGGTTCAGGATTTGCCAAAGCAATAAAAGCTTTGCACAGCGAAGGAAAAGTTGAAAAAACCAAAAACGGATGGAAAGCAACGCAGGTGACAGCATGAACGGACTAACGGCGGCAAGCGTCGACGGATTGGTTGACGCGATTAAAAAGACGCACGCCAATTGCTTGGGGTTGCGTAAATTTGAAGCGGCGCACGCATTGGCTGATGTGCTTTTCGTGATCCATCGACTACGCGAAGAAAGC